GAGATAGCGCGACCGTCGATGCGGACATAAGGCCGCAGGTCATCGCCGGACTTGCGCATGCGCGTTATGCGAGTGGGTGCTACACCTTCTTCAATAACTGACCCGCCACTAAGCAATGACCAGCAAGTCATATTCATGCCGCCAGCTTCGAGTGACCAGTCAACCTGCGGGCCACGACCATGAACAGCAATCAGAACGTCGTCGCCGCGCAACTCGTCATACTGTTCAGTTTCTGAGAAGCCAAGGGTCATGGCGACAGGAAGCGGATAGCTTACATCCGCGAGGCACGTTCCTTGGGCATCCAGGTATGGCGTCAGGCGAATCTGACGAATCCCATATGGGAGGATGTCAGATGTACCAGAAGCGCAAGTTTCAGTACTGGTCATTTTTTCTCCTTAATTGGATCCTTGTACGTATGCGTTTCTATTGGCTGACCTGTTGCCAAATCGAACACGTGAAAGGTAACATGCCCTTGCGGATTACATGCCCAATGTTTACACTTGACTTCAAGATGGCCCGTAGCGTCTTTGGCGATACCGTGTAAAGTACCGCGACACCGTAACTCTACGGTATCCAACGAGAAGTCAGGCATACCCATCTACGACTGGACCACCTGTTCCAGCTGTCCCTGGTCATTGTAATCAACTTCGACAAAGGCATGGGTATTACTACCGGATTGCCTATCGTCGATAAGCAGGTAATCGAGTTGCTCATCGGTGAATTCCGATGACTCGATCATTTTGTCGTTGGAAACGCTCCAAACACTAGTCGCGCCCTCGTCGCTCAGCGGGATATTCAATGACTTCCACTGTGCCGGTGTGATCTTACGATGGCTAGCATTCCCGACGTACTTGACGAAAGGACCAGTGCGCTTCGCCGTCTGACTACGACGCCTAATATCACCAGGAGGCTTCGGAGCACTAGCCGGCGTAGTCTTGTTGTTAGCTGGCTTCGCCTCGGTCTTGTCTGGTGTCTCGGTCATTCTGATTCCTTTCTCAAACCGACGCTGTAACTCTGTCTATTATTCTATACGATGACGACCGACATAGGGTCTGATAAGCGTCGTCGCGTAGGTCACGTGAACGTGTTCCTGGGATTGCTTGACTTAAAGTATGTCCGTCGGCACCATCTACTTCGATCATTTGGCCTAAAATACAGTCCAAAATATCAAATGTATTATCAATTCTCATAAAGTCAGTTGAGAATTGCCTGTACATATGGACCCAAATAGTCAAATTCTTCACCGGGCGATTGAATACATCATCACCGCGTATGCCTTCAGCCTCATTGTTCCAAGTAAGCACTATAAACATAGTGTCCGTTGGCCGCTGATCGCCGTTATAGTTAACCAAAACACTATCTTTATCGAAACCAAGATCGATCAATCTCTGATCGGCCAAAATCGCATCATATACCGCTGCCCTAGACATCATGCCCGCTTAGTTTTCTTGGTCTTAGCAGTAGTTTTAGTTGTCTTGGTATGGCCAGTGCCGAGTTTCACATTCTTGTACTCTGCGAACTGACCCCTTTCGTTTCTGAACGTTACTCGTGGCCTCCGAACAGTCTTTTCAGTAACACCCTTAACACCTTGTGCCCGTTCAGTAGCGCCCTGCGATGTTCCACGTTGCGCACCAATGCCAGGCTCAATAGCTCCAAGCACAGGAGCCGGATTATCAAGTTGATGAAGCATTTCAATCAGTGATTCCATAAAAGCATGCGCAGTCGCGATAAGCGTAGGCATAACAACCTGAAATCTACCACCATTTGACTTTTCCAGATAGATTCCGTACTGTACGCCATGCCCCATCCAAAGCCGATAATTCCCACCGTGAGTGTCTGTATCGGACCATAGACCATTACGAGCTTTGCTAGTTCTATCTCGCCAAGGACGATCCTGGTACATCTGCTCCCGACCGCGAGCAGCAGCAGTGTTTAAGTCAGTAGCTATAAAGTGATGGACCTTCTCATCCATCGTAGCAAGATTACGACCAAGGCTACCCTGGTCAAAAGTAAAATTGCGCTCGTAGAGTACCATTACTAGCTCCCGTAATCAGGATCGCTAGTAAATGCAGTTACATTAGCGCGAGTCTCGTAACCAGTATTAGGAACAATGCCATTTACCTTCCACTTGCCGGTAGCATCTTCCCATGTATCATTCGCCTGAACATCAGCATCCCACTGACCAATTAAAACGTACTCATCCCGCCGAGCCATACCTTCATCATTATTGCTGTAACTAATTCCATCTGTGACGGTTTGGTTCGTAAGGCGGAAGGTTTGAATAGGCAATGTAACAGTCGTGAAATCACGGCCACCACCCGGCTTATCGACGGCAACTTGGCGCTGAAGAGCAATAGCTACTGGGCCAGCGATTGTGGCGGTATCGTTAATGAACCAGTCGGTTGTATACCGGAGTAGACCAGTCATAATACCTTTGAGTATGGGGGTGCTAGTCGGTGCGGACATATACACCCCCATACGGCTGCAAGCCATACTGTGGATAGTGCGGGTGCCGCTGACGGTAGCGCCGTCTGATCTTGCCGACACTAGTTGCGTCCTGACCAGCAACCTTATCCCAGTAGGCTAACATATCCTGGGCATGCTGGTAGGTCTGGCTGAGTGGTCTACTGGCACCTGCATCAGTAACATCGGTAAGCGCAGAGAGATCGCCCACTCGTTGAAGCCAGAATATGTAAACTGCTCCGAAGATGTTATTCTGATTACCATCCAGAACGGTACCAATTTTAGTATCGTCCCAATTAGTCAACTCACCAATCCACGATGGAAGGTAAACTTTGACTTTGTCAATGGTAACCTGGTCAGCCAAATCACAACCCCTTGTCCACTGCGTCCTGGAGTCGATTCACGAGAGTCTCTTTGTTTCCCGAAGTAGACAGATCGCGGGCGCGAAGTTCTTCCTTGAGCTCATCAATGGTGAGATACTGAATATCCTCTTCAGCCTCAGCCGACTGAGTCCCAGCCTGCGCACCCTCCGGCGTGACTTCAGGAGCGAAGTGGCCAGTTACCTGGGCATCATACGGTCGCTGTACATACTTGGTCTCAGGCTCCGTACCTGGCTCCCAGAACTGCTTCGCAGCAGTCGTTACAAGTTTCTGAGAACCAAGCTCCTCATCTATCTCAGGCTCTTCTGGCTCATCCTTGCCAAACAAACGATCGTTCGCCTCAATCTCATGAATGAGTGAACGCTCCTTAAGCCAAGCCCGATCCTCATCTGACAATGGCTGTTCGAGGTCGATTGCCTTACTCATGAGCTACCTCACACTGTTGCAGTTGAATGGATGTACTGCGGCGGGATTGTGTAGGAGGCATTCGCCGTAACCTGCACCATAACGGCACCCGTGCGCCTACGAATCCCGGTGCCGAAGCCATGGACGTAGTAACCATCAATCAGAGGGTATCGTTGCTGGTTACCAGGCATCAACTTCAGACCCCGCCAAGCTGGCGAAGCGTGCTCACGAACGCCGATGATGTTCTCGTCGACGTTCACACCACCGGTGCTTAGGAAGAGCATGTACCCGGCTGGTATCAGTGGCTCCTCAATCACCATCACATCCATATACGCGCCCGATACGCGAAGGCCATTCCATGTAGCCGGCGCTTGGCCACCCAGTAGACCTTCAGCGTTCGGAACCAGCATTGCCGGCTGCCCGAGGGCCGGCACAAAGTCAAAGTTTGCGACTATCGTGTTGGCCGATACCTGGCCAAATCGCCACTTACGGATACTGTTGATCTCGCTTCTGTTTGCGAAGCAGATGATCTGAGTTCCGGTGTCCCACCCGTAGCCGTGCTCAGTAAGATGGTTCACTGCCATTTCAAAGTCACCAGAGTCCACGACCGCGTTACCACTAGTCAAGTAGTGGTTATGCGTACCGTCGAACGTGACGCCCTTATAGCTGGGCGGGATCCATCCATCCGCGTTAGCGAGCGGGAAGACATTGAATGACATCGCGTTGATAATCGTCACGCGAGAACGATTGTCGAACAGAGCTTCCATCGTCTTACGGAACACCAGTGCCTGATCCGCCTGAATCGCCTTAGTGTGAATCGCCTCAACCTGCTGCGACGGCACATCGCGCAGGAACTTCCAGGTGTAGCCCAGCTTCAGGTCGTAGTCCTGATAGGCGTATGCCAGCTGGTAGTAGCTGATGTTCGTGTTCTGTCCGCGTGGGATGCCGAACTCGGTCGCAACCTCGAACTGGAAATCACCGATCTGCGGCACCAGTTCAATATCAGAGATTGTCGGGTACGTCAGAATCCCAACAAAGCCCTGCTTGTGCTGGTTGTAGACCGTGTTCGCATTAACGAACTCGCCCCAGAGTTGATTGAGATCGACACCATCCGGGGTATGGGTGAGAATATCACCCTCAACCAATGTGCCGGCGTGGTATGCTGGTGATGTCATTTCAGTCCTTTCAAGGTTAAAACTTCAACTCAGGGCGCGGGAACAGGTTGGAAGTTGACCTCAAGACGGTCAGGCTCGACTGTCGCCCCGACGTAGTACGTTCCGGTCCCACCTGTGGCCGAAATCGCCCCAGTAGTGGCATTGGCGAAATACTTGGTGCCGGCCACACCAAAGTCCGTACCTGGTACACCAGCCGTTGGACCAAAGTCGGTCACACAGCCCTCTCGCATGATGTCCTGACGTTGAATTTCCCTCAGTGGACCTACCCGACCAGGCTTGTCATTGAAGACCCAGACACCTAAGCAACCGCTCTGGCCTGCGCCCTTTACGGCTTTGCCTGTACTGTCGAGGCCATAGGCGTACAGCTTGCCAAGGTCAGCATCCAGTACATCAAGCGCAACATCGGCGCGAAAACCACCGGTGATTGGGTCATACTTGTCAACGCGGGCCATTTTGCGTCCTTCCTTACATGAACTTCTGTGACTGAGTACCAAAGCCTGGTATTTTATATTTTGCTCCAAGCCGTTTGGTTTCATCATCGGTGCTTCCAGGCCTGCTACCGACTGGATGCGATCCACTTGGAGCGCGTGGAGGCTGCTGGTCATCCTGCTTTGGTACGAGTAAGTATGGCTTGTCCTTAGCGATTCGCTTCAGGGCCATATCAAGGCCATCGATAGTCTCTGTATCCACATCGATGTTGATCTCATCTGCCTTGATGAACTTAACGACATCTTCTGGGTCAATCCACTCGTGTTTCTTGTCGGTTCCGATAGACCACAAAAGGAATTTGCTATCCAGAAGCCCTTTGAGCTTGCTGTTTTCGGCTACGGCATCGTCGCGCTCTTTGGCTGCATCCTTATCGGCATCAGCCTTCGTCTTTTCGTTCTTGGCCTGGGTAAGTTGTCTAGCTAGTTGAATGTTCTTGCGCTTTTCCGCTTCCAACTGCTCTTCAACACTAAGATCGCCAGATTTGCCATCATCCTTTGTATCATCTGGAACAGTAGTTGTAGAAGTATCTTGCTGTTGCTGATCGCCTTGCGAACCTTGTGGTTGACCACTGGACTGTTCTTCCTGCTCATCCTGCTTCATATTGTCAGTTTGAGGGGCAGTCATTTGGATTAGACTCCTAGCTCCATGGAAGCTGATCAGACCTTGATATCGCCTATATTACCGTATCGACCCAGGCCGCGCTCGGATAAGGATGACAAGTTTTTTTCAACGTTTGCCCCTCTTCTTACCACCCGAAGGACGCAGGGGCACACCATATAGTGTACTGCCCAACCTATCCGGTAAAGCCCTATAAGCAGGCGAAAAGCCTATTGCGCGGGTGATCTCATGGTGCTCACCAGTCGCGTGCGCCTTACCTATCGCCCATCGTCGTAGCTTTGGGTTAGCAAAGAACAGTCGTTGCTGAGCTTTCGACTTAAACGGGTGATGCCCAGCCGCAGGCTGACCAGGAATAGTACCAGCTGGATAGTGCGGCGTAGCCGCGCCATGCATTTTCCTCTTACCCAGCAATCTACCCATTACTTCTTCCTTGCTTTACGCCGACGACCTGCTGCCGACATAGCAGCCATCTTCTTTGCCCCGTACTTCTTGCGTCCAATAGCAGCCGCTATAGCTGCACCTTTCTTCCCACCACCGGCAGAAGCCGCAACTTTCGCGAATCTGCCTCCACCGCCCAGCTTCATCGATTTTTTTGCCATGTTAATACCAATACCGCCTTCCTGCTAGCGGGTGTCCTGTAGCCCCGAGAATCCACAGGACAATCCCGATCAACAATAAGATGATCCCAATTGTAGTAAGGATGCTAAATTGTGGCAATAGCAAACCGATAACGATAAGAACAATACCAAGAACAATCATTGTGGTGCTCCGTTAGTACTTGGCGCTCCCGCGCCGACCATCGATGGATCCATAGGGGGTGGGGGTGGCGTCATTGCTTCCATAATCTGCTTGGCATCATCCAATGCCTGCTGGAAGTCACTCGCTTCAAGTTTGTAGCCCATAATCTCATTAAGCTGCTCAAAGAACCATTGAACAGGTAAGCACCCGCCCGGTGTTCCTGGTCCAGCAGTAGTCCACAGGGTGGATAAATCAGCTAAATCTTTGGACTTGTTCCTCGGCATCGGGTCATCGAAAGCATTTACGAAGACAACGCCTTCGGTTGAGATTGACTCGTATGCGACAAACCATCCCTGAATGAGATCGTAGATGAACTGATCGGCAACGTCAACGATGTCGAGTTCTTTTTCTTGGTTCTTTGCAATAAGTGGACCAAGCTTGAGTTGTAAGGCAATACCACTCTCCGCAGTCGTAACATCAACAACGCCAATAGCAATATCTGGTACGGCCAATGCTTGTTGCATTGCCTCGTCAAGAGCGTTGATGTGATCACCAAACGGCTGTACGGTTGTAATTCCGCTAACTCTTGCAAATTGTCCTCCAGATGCAACCTGGACGACAGACCGTGGACTGATTTCCCATTCGACTTCATTGCCACTCGCATCCAACGGTGGGCTGGCATCGGTCCAGTACACGCCTAGACCTTGCATGATGAGCGTTAAGTCCTCATCCGACATAGCTTGATTTATGGCGTTGATGACGCTTTCAACGCCAGACAATTCAGATGTACCAAAAAAGCTACCTGGCGGCGGCATATTGCGCCAATGGTACACTGGAATCTGGTTGATCTCTGGAGGCAAGTAGTATGGTTCACGAATCTCTTGGATCATTGAGATTTCTTCAGGAGGCAGGACACGATCATCCCACTTACCCATCTCAAAGTATCCAAGGTGCGATATGATCCGGCCAGTTGGGTAGCCGTTATCATCTAACTCTTTGCGGTAAGTCTGTCGACGTACTACTTCCTTCCCTGAATACGCCATCAATGGTAGTGTATTGTTCGGGTTATTAATGATGTCAACGATATGGCAACCAATATAATTGCCTTGCTCGTCTTCAATTGGGAAGTAATGCTCGGCGCGCAACTCCTGAATGCTGATTCGCTTACCAGGTAGTCGGTTTGGATCAGCTGTAATGTGTAGGAGAGCATCGCCCTTGACTAGCATGTATCGTTTCATCTGCGCGAACTTGCTAGGCATGCGCTCGCGCTTAAACAAATCCTGAATGAACTTCGCTACAGCAGGAGCATTAGCACCTTGCTCTGTACCAGGGTCAGGTTGTACTCGCCAACCGACACCAAGGAACCTATTTACAGCTTCGATACACTTCTTCGCGCTCGGGATGTAGATTTGAACACTGTCTTCGTCATCATCCGCGAACTGCGGGCTAGTTCCTGTTGGATTAACATTGGGAACTGTGGTAGTCCCGCCACGGAGCGTTACACGAATGTGCTCTGGACGGTTATGGTACATGTCTTCATAGAGCATGTACGCTTTGAGCCTAATGCGGTCGTCGTTATTGCTTAAATTAGCAATCAGCCGGCTGAACTTTAGGTCATCGCGAATGAAATCAATGGCCGAGTCGTATTGCCTGGTATCAATTGGCATTCGTCACCGGCTTTTTGTCTCTGCGATCTGCGCGACGAACCGTAGGCACTGAAATGAAGACAACTTTCTGAATGCGGTGATCGCAATTAGTCATCGGGCACGCATCGCAGTGCTTATGATCCATTATTGCCATTCCCTCCAGTCGGGGAATCCGCTCTTTACAGGTATCATACTCCCTAAAGGCTTGCCGCGCTTAAATAAGCCTTTGCGCTTCTTGGAGCCGACCCTGATCTTAGCTCTTGTGATCCTTGTCCCCATGTCAAGTAGCGTTCCATCACCAAAGTATCCGACCATAAAACGTCCGAGGGCTTCAGGAGCGTGGTCATCCTTCTTAAGCGGGTTCTCAAAACGCTCTAGGCTGGTCTGGGCATCCTCTTTGCGCTCTGGGTACCTATATGCCAACATTTCCTCGCGCATACGCGGGCAGTTGCGTCGATCGATCATCAACTGAGGGCGCCAAACGTCAGCATTGTCCTCTGTAAGCATGCTAGCGTCGCGATCAATACGACCTTTACGCAGTGCTTGGCGGATTAAGTTGATGCGTATGTACAGTTCACCACCGGTTTTGGCTGCCGGGCGTATCTTTAGCTTGTCTTGTAGCGTCCTCGTGGACATTGGGTCGGCTGGATCAGGAAAGAACACCTCAAGATCGGGCGGGTTGAGGTGTCTGCGCTTGATTTCTTCAGCAAACTTATCGGCAGTAAGACCAGATTCATGTATCTCTGCTAGTACATTGATCTCCTGCCATGGTCCGACCTGTATTAGCAGCCATACGTTGGGGTTGGTGAAGCCATAGTCAGTTGCAGCGTAAGTTTCCCACTCGGGATTGTAACGCAAGTCACCAACATGATACGCTTCGTCGAAGTCTTTGAATACCTGGCCAGCAAACTCAGTGAAATCTGCGCCAATTTCCTGCGCGAACAACTCAGGTGGAAGTTCCTCAACAAGTTGAAGGATTTCATTGTCGATGTGCAATCCGTCTCTCTCAGCGATTTCAAATGCACTTAAGCCTGGCGCCCCATCAAGAGTCAAAAGCAAACTTTTTACGTCGCGGTCCAGTGTCTCGTCTGTGAATACATATGGGTTGTACCAGCTTGGGACCCGCCAGGACTCCCATTCTGTATTGTATATGTCCTGGCCCATTTGGAATTTGTCGTAGAAGTGGTTGTGGCCTAGTGGAGTTGAGGTATGTAAACTCCAGCCTTTGTAGTCATTAAGCATTGGCCGGATGAATCGGTGCCAGATACTCGGCTTTGCCTTCGCTGCCTCAGCCATAATGACGCCGCAAAGTGCCTCACCAACCAGGTGATCAGGGTATTTAGCTGACTGACAGTGGACTTGGAATGCACCATTCCACAATGAAATGTGCATGTTCCCACCGACAGCGTCATAGTAACTACCTGGTTTGTCGAGCGGAAGCTCAAGAAGATTACAAAGGTGCCAAATGACCCTAAATTCTTTTTCAGCCGTAGAGTACTCATCACTGACGATCCAAAAGATGCGGGCTTTACCTTGCCGACGCCATTCATCGGCTACAGATCGTGTATAGATGGCTTCAGGCAGCAATACATGGCCGCCTAGATCGCTTTTACCAGTACGACGGCCTGCGCACCAGACCTTATGTCGTGCCTGAGACTCTAGCACTAGCTCCTGAGCCGGATGTGGGTCCCAGCTAATCAGTGGGGAATCGTAAATTGCCCACGGGTTCAGGAGTACCGGCATGAATCACTGGTATCCGGCGCGGTGATACGCTTCTTCGATGGCTGAGTTGTTCTTCGCGATCACGTTCGCGCTTATACCGCTAGTGCTCGGCTGCCTACCGTTAGCTACACTAGGCACTACAGGCCATTGTAACGGGTCATTCGCCGGGTAGTCCATGCTCCTGAGTGAAGGATCAGGAATGGGCTGCCGCATACTACTGCCGCCAGGTGAGCCTACGCTCTTTGGCACCTGGCCTTTTGGGATATTAAAACCCCAAGGGTTAAGTGTTCGTGCGAACTTTCTTGCGCTCGCCCCGATCGACCTTTTGTTTGGCGTACCCGTTGCTTTGCCTCTTGGTGTGGCTCCGTATGCCATCATCGCTCCGTTTCTTCACCTTCAGGCGATCATTGATCGTAGGTTGACCAGGAACATAGCTGGCGCCGGCAATACCCCACATTAGGTAGTAGCAAGACCTGCGGCAATTAGTTCACCAGCCAGCTCAACCGTTAGTTTGCCTTCTTCTTTGGCTCGCTCCATCAGCTTACCTTCAAGCTCATTGCCTAAATTGATGAATCCTTGCATGATCTGTACACTCCCTACTGACTGCCGGCGATTGGCCTGGGTCGAATCCTCCGCATGCTCTGAATGGGCTTTTGAAGTCCACCAGCGGTCTGTGGTGGCGTGCCGCCAACGCGAAAGCTCTGCGACTCCAACGTCTTATCCCCACCGGTTGAGCGTATGGTGTAACTCAGGCCAGCACCATTCACATTCTTACCCCGGCTACCACCCTTGGTCACGTCGCGGCTTAGCTTTGTGCCGCCTTTGCCACCGCCGAATGTGGTGTTGCGCCCACCCGACTGGGCCTGCTTGCTTGACCTGCCGCCTGCAGAGCCTGGTAGCCCGCTCGCGTTCCCTTTTGCCATTGTATACCCCTTCAGCAGACCTGTCTAGGTGCTTTCTTCTCAAGGTTACCCTGTCCAGACGGTAGGTTACGGCCAGTGGTGGTACCAGTTACCCTAGCCGCTCTTGCTATCGGGTTACTAGTACCACCACCGGTTTTCATACCGTATGCAGGGTTACTTGGGTTCAATCCAGTAGGGCTTGGCTGCTTCCTACTCGACGGCGCATATCGCCCAGCTTTTCCTGGTGTACCTTGGTATACCTTGGGCGCCTTTATGCGGCGATTGGGGCCAGCCATTATCGGTACACCTTAGCTGTCTTCACACCAGCAGCTGAGGTCTTGCCCTTCTTACCGCCAATCTTCGGCTTCTTGGCTTTGCCAAATGGCAGTGCCTTCTTGCCGCCGAATGCAGGTTTCTTAGCAGCCATTACTTCCTGCCCTTCCTCTTGAAGCCCCTCTTGCCTTGAGGTGTCGCCTGCTCAGACACAGATGTGACCATGCCGGCAGAGGCGGGGCTTATGCTAAAGGGTTGACCTGGGGGTCGCCAGAGCCGTCATCGGGTGCCTGGCTGGGGTTGCCCGGGTCCGGCAGTGGTTCCGGCTCGACAGGTGGTTCCTTGACGCTGTCGAGGGCCGTGGTCAGCTGGTCGGCGAATTGCTGCGCCTGGTTAGCCAACTGCTGAGCGTCTGTAGCAGCGTCATCGTCTTGAAACTGTTGCAACGCAGCGGCTGCGTCGGTTGCCTGCTGCTGTGCATCGGTGAGGGCCGCTCGCAATGCATCGTTCTGCGACTTCAAGTCATTGGCGTAGTCCACCCATGCTTGCTTGGCTTCCTCGAATGAGGCCATCAGTTCTCCTAACATTGTTTCGATGCGGTTGAGTTGTGCTGCTGTGCTCGGGAAGAGCACCGTGAACATATCTGCCATGTTACTTGAAGTTGACGTTGCCATATGGACTGAACGTTCCAGGGCCTCCAGGCATATCTGCGCGGCGGATCGGGGTGTGGGAAATGTTAATCGCATGTTGCTCAATCGCCATTGCGTCAGTATTATCGACTACGCGGGGTATCGGGTGGAGAGCCATTCGCCGATAGGGTGGCTTGAATGGGCCAGCCATCTTGTTCCTCCTACTTTGAGTGGGCTCGGCTCAGCAACCGCAGGCTGAGAGGAACCTTTTGAGACTGAGCCGAGCCACTACTTGTGTGCGGGACGTCAGGCGCGAGGAAAGACCCGTCATCGTACACAAACTTAGTATAGCTGATTCAGGGCGCTCGCGCTCGCGGGGGCTATTCTGTCTGTTCAAAGCGTAACTTACCATCATCGCCTAGCTCAACACCCGTAATCTCGTCTTTTATGGCATCAGCACCCAAAGCACGCGCTATTTTACGCTGCTTCTTCGCGTTCTGAATGCGGGCATGGGCTTCCTTACGCCGTTTAGTCAGGCTCTGCGCATCGTTAGCCTGTTGCGCGTAGCTACGCTTCTCATCTGCTCGCCGGCCATAGTTAAGCTCTGGCTCGTCCTGGTAAGGCTCGTCTTTGCTTAGTGGTTCCTCAAATTCAAGGTCCAGAGTATCTTCTTCCACAACTTCTGCAGCCATGTCTGCTTCGGTTCCGTCGGTTCCGTCGGTTCCGTCATACTCAATTACCTCCGCGTCTACAATACCTGCCTGAAGCCGCAGGTGTTCAGACCTAGTCATGGGTGCAATACCCGTAACCTGGTTAAGTAGTTCCTCCCAAGGCGCAAGCTTAACGCTCACAGTCATATTCTCTGGTGTCTTACCCGCCGTGCGCTCAAATATGTACTTGGCGGCCTCAAATCGGTCTCTTGGCTCTACCGTATCATCCTCGGCAATGTCCGTCATAATGTCGAGCATCTGGTCTAAGCGCTGTCGCAGCTTCTGCTTATAGCGCAACTCATGTTCGGCAACCATCTCATCGTACAGGTGCCGCGGTATTAGCTCGGTTTTGCCCTGGGTCTTGGGTATCCGCCCATTGCGGTCGCGGCATCGCCCGGCTACAAGCTCCTCATCGTCCAAGTCCTTGGCCGTTATAAAGCCATGGTCAAAGCAGTACTGTCGGCTCTGTGTCCTTAGCGCCTCATCTTTGGCCTTATCCCACGCAACCTGGCCATTTATCCCGCCGAATGGCTTTAGCTCTTTGCGAATACCAGGTGCAACCTGCGACTGCTCGGTCAATGCCGCCGCCTCTGCGGGGTGTATGTGCGCTCACCGGGCTGATAGCCAGGCAGTACTGGCGCTACCAGCTGTGTAGGCACTGCGGTCTTGCTAATGCCCCAAATTGCAGCCTTTAGCGCTGGTTTGAGCACAGCCCTGCGCCCCTTTGCCCTAGTAGCGTGGTGTATATCCCGGCTGGCTGTGCGCCTACCCCGCCTTGCAGCAGCGCCAAGCAGTTGCCAACGGTGTAGCTGCGCAATCCTAGCCGCCGTTAGCTGGTGTGGTATAGCCTTCCTGGTAGTTGCCACTAGCCTTCCTCGCTCTCTTCAGTGGTAATCAGCATCGGCTTGTTCATGTTCGTTGGGTGCCTAGCGCGGTAGCCTGGTGTACGTGTAGTACGGTTCTGCTTATGGCTCGGCACTTCCATCGGGAACGGGAAGAACCCAGGCAAAAAGTCTTGTGTACTTGACGCAAGCAAGCTCTGTGCGCCTACCACCTGTTGCGGTGGTTGCGGTAGTGTGCACCCGCACCTAGCCTCATGGTCGCTCCTAGCCCCATCTATGGTTTCCTGCGTCGGCGGGAAGGGTGCTGGCGTGTCTGCTGGCGTTTCTGGTTGGTCTGTCAACTTTTACCGCCACCTAGCGTACACGTAGCCATCATTTGGGCCGCCTATCTGCATGGCTATGTGCTCTTGCGGGTCATAATCGCTCGCGTGCGGCATTGGGTCGTGGTAAGTATCGTGCGGCTGTGTAACGCAAACATACCCAGTCAACGGGTGTATGTCGCCACACCGCCCAACGCGCTTAGCCAGCATGCTTAGGTTCTGCGCGC